TTTAGACTCTGCTCCATAGATACCTACCATGTTACTTACTAAAGCATTATATTCAGCATTACTAATATTATGAGTCCTCATATAATCATACTTATATTGAGGGTCATTATATTTAGCAAGTATTTCTGTTAATCCTGATTTACTAGCATCAATATAAGACTTAGCATTATAAGCTTGGTCTACCATACCAGGATTAGGAGTTTGAATTTTTACTCCATTTTCTGTTTGTACATATCTACCATACTCATTACCTTGCCCTTGGTCATTTAACATAAAGCCAGTTTGCCTATAATCACCAGAACGAATGTCTTCTTTAGGTGTAAAGTATGTAGGGTCTACTTCAAGGATTTGTTGCTTTAATGCATCTCTTTGTGCAAGTAAATTATTATATTCTGTATTATCTTCTCTTCTTTTTAAAAGTTGAGTATCATGCATCATACTTTTCATACCATACTCATCACTATATATCTTATTATCTTTTCCTAAAATATAAGTTTTCTTATGCATTTGTCCATGACCTGGAGAACCAACTACTGTTATAATTCTATCTCCATCTTCATTAGGTTGTCCTAAATCATATACAGTATAGGCATGATATGGTCTACCTTTTTCTCCTGATTTAAATTGAATAATATCTCCTGGTGTAATAAATTTTTCATCTTGCTCTAAATATCTACTTGCTTTAGGATTACTTTTAGCATAATCTTGAGCTGCTGAATTACTAGTAAAAAAAGAAGATCCTTGTGGATAAAATTTATCACCTGCTTGATCTGCTAAATAACAAGATGTTCCTATACAAAAACCTGTATTAGTAGGATTATTCATTACACTTTCAGGTAATATACCAGCTTCTTCTAATGCAAAACCTTTTGCTATTAAATCATCAGCAACACTACGCATCTTGTCAAGATATGCTTTCTTACCTATATCTCCTTTATTTACTTGTTCTTGAATAGCTTGATATTGTGCAGCTAGTTCTTGTAATCTAGAAGGAGGATTTTCTCCAGTAACTACATCTCCATCTGCGTACATATCAATCCATCCACCATCTTCATGCTTCTTAATCTTTCTTTCTTGTCTAAGCATTTCAGCAGTAGGCTTACGTCCTGAACCACGATTAGCTCTTATATTATCCCATAGACCTCTACGAGAATAAGAACCATCTGCTCTTTTAATTAAACCTCCGTGTTTATGTTTTATATCCTCTGCTCCATAAATACCCATTATAGGTTTATCACTAGTAGGTTCAGTATCTTCATATTTTTTAGCATCTCCTTCTATACTATCAGGAATACTATATCTTAAAGCACTTGCTCCAGGAACAACTGTAAATTCATTATAAGGTCTATTAGTAGTTCTAACACCTCTCCATATAACATCATCTGGAACAAGTTGTAAACTAGGACTTGAAGGTATAATTACATTATCTTTTATTACTGGCTTTCCTTCTTCATCTAGAAAAACATTTCTACCATATTTCATATAATCAAGGGCAAGCGCATTATCTGAATCAGCCCTATTATAATATTCATTTATTAAAGGATTTTCTGGGTCAGTTGGAGTTTGAGGTCTTCTTAAAGGACCAGGATATAAATCAGGGTATTGTAAAGCTCCATGCATATTTTGAGCCCAATGAAAACCTTCATGTTTTAATATTTGTTCTGGATTCCAAATATTATTAAGAGGGTTAAAATAAATATTATTAGCTATAGGGTCATAATGACTTCCTCCTTCAGTACGATAAATAATAGGTTTATTTTTAGGGTCATTTAATGGAGAAGGAACATCTCCTCCATCATCAAATTTATCTAACCAATTTTTCATATTATCTTGAATTTAAAGCATAAGTAGGTTTAACTGAATGGACTACTAACTTATTGTTATTTGCATTATTATAAACTAATTGTACCATGAACCATTTGTCTTTTAATCTTTTTGTAAGACGAGGTCTAACAGGAGATAAATTTAAAGGGTCAAATATATTTTGATTTACATTTAATACTCTATCTGAAGGTACACGTACATCCCAAATAGTCTTATGCTTTCTTGCATAGTTATCTCTACTACTTAAATCTAATCTATTAGGGATTAAATTAATCCAATCAGTATTTTGATAATTATCAAATATACGCATTGAATCAAAGAAGTCTTGATACTTTACTTCAGCTAATGGATCGTATAAATAAGAATCTGTAGGGTCTACTATTGTATTAATAGCATAAGCTTCTGATACAAATTCTAAATTATGTAATACTTTTTCTATTATAGAAGAAGTATTTAATACAAAACTTAATTCTGCAAAATCAGGAGTTCTATTATAAAATCTACCATATTGTCCATAGTTATGAATAAAGAATAACTCTGGTCCAACCATAGTAGGTCTAGGAGAAAAGATATTTACTTTATCATTGATATAAACTTTAGGATAATGAGTGTATTCACCTATAAACCCATCTAGCAAATCATTATATACTAATGTTATATGAACAGGTGAATTATCTGATTCATCTACAAATGTTGTATAAAACTCATTATGCCTAAAATCATAAGTAGAATGTATACCTTTAAAGATATAAGGGTTATCTGATATTTGTAAATTACCTGCTGTTCTATTATATAGATAAGCATTTAATCCTTTAATATCTGATAAAGGTTCTAACCCTTCTCCTTTATATCTATACATTTTTCTAGCAAGAGAATCAAACCATATAATACTATAATCAGATACAGACATACTAAACTGATGTTTAGTTCCTGTCTTAGTAGATATGTAATCATACCTTTCTAAGATACCTGAACTACCTAATACTAAATCAGAGATAGTAGCATTACCAGCTTGTACTAACTTTTGTTCATCTACTTGTGCTATACCAAATCCTTTATCTTGGAAATAATACATCTTATCTCTAAAGATGATTAAGTTATTTATAGGACCATACGCAGACTCTACATCTTTATAAGCTGCAGGTTTATATACAGCCCAAGAATCTGAAACTTCTCCATCTATTTTAATCTCAGATTTCCATATTCTACAATCATATTTATTAGGAATTATACCTAATGCAGGCATAGGAAAATAAGTATAAAGAGATTTATCTGTATGATTAAATACTTTATCTACTTGAAAATATTCATAGTTAGACATTCTACCAACATTAACCCAATAATTTGAATTTCCTACTCCACACCAATTAATGTCATTAAAAATTTCCATAGCATAATATCTATGTGGAATACATATGTACTCATATTTTGATAATCTATCATTTGTTGGAGTTGCGCCACTTCTATTACGTCTATAATCTACAGCTATACTAGTTTCTACAGCAAAAAGATGAATTTTATGAAGTAAATCTACTCTATCATTTTTATCAAATGTTTGAGCTTCTTTAAAATCAAAAAATTGTCTAGCATTACCCATTATAGTAACTCTAGTATCTCCTCCAAATAAATTAAATGTGATAGGGTTAGATTTATTAGAAATATCTATTAAGTTATTGCATGGAATATATTCATTAATAGCTCTTTGAAAATAACTATTACCACCATATTGTGAAGCAGGAGTTCTTTTATAATTAGCTAAGTATTGAAGTTCATAGAAATAACTTCCACCACTACTAATTCCCCAACTATCAAGTCCTAAAAAATTTTTTCCACCATAACTTACTGTATAATTCCAATCATAAGCTGGACCATCTTTTAGTTGAAGAAATAATGATTTACCACCATAACTATAATGACCTGTAGCTCCTGAACCTTCTATACCACCTCCTGAAGAAGCAGAAGTATCTCTTGGAGAACAATTATGAATTCTTCTAGGAAGAGACCCTGGTATTGAAATAATACCTGATTCAAAATAAGGTTCATTTAATTCTCCACCAAATCCTGCAGCATGTTTTAAAGAAAAAGCTGTTTCTAATGGATAAGGATTAGAAGTATATGTATATTGTTTTATAGCTGAAGGTACAAGTGGTCCTTCTATTGTTTTATATAATCTACTTACTATACCAGTAAAATAATTATCATTAGCAACATATTGTTCCCGCATAGGCCAAGTACTATTATTACTATAGTTTGCTGCTCTAGTATAAGATGAGGCAGCAAGACCTGCACTACTTGTACTAGCTAATAAAGAAACAAAATCTACTGCATCATTACCTGCAAATCCTGGATACCCATTAAATAAAAACTCAGGGCTATTTAAAGTCCAACTAGAATGCCATATTTCGTTAAATTTACCTGAAGTAGGATTAGCAGGATCATATGCATTATATTTAAAAGGAGTACATGTAAAAATATGACTAGCAGCAGGAGTTCCTGTTTGTTTATATGTAGGACAAGCTATACCTTGACCTAAAATATGTTTATCTTCATCTTTTCTAGGTACTCGTACAATAGCAGCTCTTTTATATTGAGAAGGTACTTTACTAAAATCAATAGTAAATCTAATTCCTAAAGGTTTTCCTATAGGATTATACTTTCCACTTGTATCAACACCTGGAGGATAAGTTACAACATCAGAAGTAAATTGAGTCCCAAAAGATGGTAATTGATGATCATTTATATATCTTTCATCTGGAGTTACTCCTATTCTAGTTCTTTTATTACCTGTACCTAGAATATTAGGGACAGAATTATTTAAAATAGAACTACCTTGACTTGTATCAGGCATATAAACATGAGGCATTCTAATATCAGCAATCCAATTTACATAAGTAGGATTATCTAATTCATCAAAAAAGACAATACCAAATCTATACATTTCATCTCTCCTATATCCTACAAGCATATCATAATGATATGGAGATTGATTATTTACTGTACCTCTACCATTAAAATAAAAAGTAGGACTAGTACTTGGACCATAATGAAACCCTTGATCATTACCTATATAATCTACATATGGACCTGGAACTCCATATTCATTTGTACCTACACCAGTAGTTTTATTTTCTAAAGCTGATAATTCTACACTAGCTGTAATAAATTCATAAGATACATTAGGACCTGCTCCACCTAATACACTACTGTTAGGTTTATATAAATATTTACTATCATTAAGAGGTGCTTGCATATCATAATCTTGTATACAATCTGCTTTAGCATCTACAGGAATAGGATTAGCATATGTAGTAGTATTATTTGCAGGATCTACCATTCCTGATAAGGTATAAGCTCCACTATTATAATCTAGTAAATAACTATTTCCTAAGTCATCTTTTATTCTAGTCTGACTACTAACTCTAGGAAATCTATATGCTCTAGCATCCCAGTCTACTATTGAACTTCCTGTAACAAGGTTACCTAAAAATAAAGTTTGTTTTTTAGCAGCTAATGTTTTACATCTTTTAATAGATGTAGTAAAAGCAGTTAATTCATCTATAGTAATAGGAATAGGGTATTCTCCTCCTGTAATAATAGTTGACACAAATCCTGTTTCAGGAATAAACTCTTCCTTTATTATGTCTATAGTTTTAGGAGTATTATCATTATCATAATAAACTAAAACAAATTCTATAGTATCATAATCTGTATCTACATTATATACTTGTACTGCAATAGATTTATTAGCTTTAGCACCTACAGCATCTGCAGGAAAATAATATTGTATATCAGAAGTACTCTCTGGATAATCTATAATAGGAATTAATTGAGAAGCTGGGCCAAATCTAGTTTCAGCACCATTAGTACTTTTTAATCTGTATAAAACTTGGTATACACCTATTAACAAATCACCATTATCTACTACTTGAGTAATAAATGGTATATCCATAGTTAATATAGGTTGTAAATTTAATTGGTCTATTGTAAAACTTGCTACATTAGGATCACCTACATTTATTTGCCTAGGTACATTAAAATTATCTGTCCAATAAATCTTTTGAACAGCATCATTCTCATAACGAGATTCTATCATCCCTGGATTAGCAATAGGACGATGTATTGTAAAGTTTAAATCAGGATTAGAATATACTAATTGAAAGTTAAATATAGATGGATATTGAGTAGTATCTTTTAAATTACCTGCTTTGTTATATGTAAACTTCCATATTTCATTTTTAGTACTAGGGGTATATGCACTAGGATTAGACCAAGTAGTTGGGTCATCAGGGTCTTCTTTACCATCTGTAAAGAATAGATATACATCATCTCTTAATGTACACCATCCAATTAATAAATCTTGAGGATAAGGAGTACCTACTACAGAAGTAGTAGTTACATTATTATTTATAACATTTAAACCAGTTAATGCTTGTCCAGTATTTAATGGTGTACCTCTTACATCTAATTTATCTAAATAAAATTCATAGTTCCAATCTTGAGGCGCAGCTGTAGTTAAATAAACAGGTTCTAAAAATACTGATATACTAGGAGTAACATTAGCTCCTAAAGCTGATAAATTATTAGGAAATGTAATATTAAACTTTACACTATTATTAGCAGCTTCTAATTTATTTTGAGAACCTGTAGTAAAAGTTTCTTCATAAACTAATGTATGTAAGTCTGTAATATAAGGAGCTGCTGTTACATTATTACCTCCAAAAAGAGGTTGATTAAAATCACTATAATAAGGACCTATAAAAGTATTAGGTGGTACATAAGTAGGATTAGCTACAGTAGGAAATTGATTTACTAATGCAGTACTACCAGTAGTAGTAACTCCTGTTAAATTTACAAGAGCAGGATTTTTAGCACCATTAGCTTGACTATGTAAATGTATATACACTTTTACTTTTAAGCTAATGTTACTAGACATTTTACCTATATAGTAACTTAAATTAAAATTCCATGTTCCTCCATAATTAGCAGGATTATAAAGTCCATATACTCCGTAATCTTTTTGAAGATTTGTAATAGCAGTATTTCTTAAATATTCAGGAACAGCTGGTTTTTTATCAAACTTATCTTGAATTTTTAAATAAGAACGTATAGCAGATGTTTCTATAGTTGTGTTAGTTGTAGAATCTACTATAGCATTAGTTTTTTCAACAGGTAAAAAATAAGGAATAGTAGAGTCATTACTAGGAGCTTGTGAAGGGTCCCAGTCTATACCAGTTTGATTATATTCAGAAATAATAGTAGGTACATTTTTAAACTCAGAACCAAGTTCTAAAAAAGGAGGTGTGTAAGCACTATATGTTATATCAAATATTTGATTATAATTTGTTAAAATACCTGTAGCTTGTGTACTTGGATATACATTACTAAGAGGGTCTAATCCACTTAATCCATTTGAAGCATCTCTTAATACAAAATTTTCAAGATACGGGTCATTAAAATAACCTAAATAACTTTTCCCATTAGAGTTTGTCGCAGTTAAATTAATTAACGAAGTAAAATTAATTGTAACATTACAATTAGAAGTAAATGAAAATTCTAATATGTTAGGTCCTGCCCCTAATGTTTGATCATCATAGTTTGAGTAATTTATAGTATCTATAACAATATTAGATTGTTGTGCTACTGAATTACTATTTAAAAAGTTTAATAAACTAAAAATGTATTTAGCAGGTTGTAATAATTCAAAGTTAACTCCTATATAAAAGCCACTGCCAGGTATAACAAAATTATCTGCATCATTTAAATAATCAAAAGATACATTAGTTGTAACTCCTGCACTATTAGTAATAGCAATAGTAGTTCTTAATGTACTAAGAGTTTCTAAGAAAAAATATTCAACAGCACCTCTAAGATTAAATTTTATCTTACCATTATTTATACAAGTAGTTTGTACATATTGTGGAATAATTGTAATCTCTTCATTACCTTTTATAGTAGACCTAACAGCTAATGTACCTCCATCATCTGTAGTAATTCTAAAGTTTTTAGAATCAAATACTACATTCTCAGGAACTTTACTAAAAGCAATGTCTTTGTTTACTAACCCACCTAAGTCCTTTACTCCAGTAGGTCCAGATGTTTGATTATCTTCAGCCATAATTTTTAATATCTACCTCTAAAGGCTCTTGTGTTAATATTACTAAACGCACTTGCAAAATCTTCTGTACGTACAACCATTTTAGTAAGTTGTCTACGTAGACTTTCTGCTTGATTAACATCAGGCATTTTAATATGTGAACTTGCAGATGCTACATTCCATCTCCAATCTTCTTCAGTCTTCATATAAACTTTATCAGACAACATATCTTGTCTCCAAAGAATATAATCCATCTTCATTTGAAGATAAGATGAACAAGCTCTTTTATATTTTACATCATCAGGTATAAGAGGAAATCCTTCTTCATCTAATGGAAAAGCATAGTATGACATACATACTTTGCCTTCTTTAATATTAAACGTAATGTAATTATTATTAATAGTAAATGTAGGAGGATTAGCAGTAATTCTTGTATTTAATGGTAATGCTTGAGGGGAAAACATATTACCAAAGTTATCATAGAAATTCTCCATAGGCATAGCAGAAGAGTCTACACCACAACATGACCCATCTAATAAATGATGGAATGTATTTTGAGAAGGTAATGCAATTACTCCATTTACTGCTATAGAAATTAACTTGTGAAAGTCTGCTGGTAGTTCAACTCTATAATCTTGTAAGTCATAAGACTCATCACCTTGATAACCTATAATCTTAGGTATGTATTGTAGTGGTGCGCCTATTAATTCCATACACTCGTATATCCAATAAGCCCCATCAGCTAAATTAAATAAATCATTGTATGCAGTATTTCTAAAAAAATTATTTATAACTTCCTTAGAAGATGTGTAATTAGCTATTAACATTATGAGAAATAATCTATATTAGTTGTTTTAATGAGCTTAGCAAGCTCTCTTTTTCTTTCACGAAGAGGTTCAAACTTATAATAAGATTTACCACTTGGTCCTTTTTTACATAACCAATAAAATCTATATCTACAATTATCTCTATCTTCATTAAGATGCTTTATAATTTTACCTGTCTTTTGAAAATAACCCCAATCAGTTTTTAGGTTTTTACTTTCATGTAAAAGACCTATATTCATTTGTTTCTTTTGTATTCTCATTTCACCTAAGTTATAAGGAACTGAGAAGGTTTTAGATTCATGAATAATCTGATGCATTACTTCTTCTAAACATTTAGTAGTAACATTTTTATACTCTTCCCAACTTAATGATAAGTCTTTAGGACTAGATGAACTATATTTACTACCATGTGATTCAAAGTCAAACTTTTTTAAATAAGAAGTGTAGGCTGATTTTAGATTTTTATCAACCTTATATTTACCTACACCTCTTTTTGAAAGTTTACTCATTATGCTCCTCCTTCTTGAGTTTTAGTTTGTTGCTCTAAAGCTTGATTACCACTATTAGTTTTATCTACAGGAACTTTTAATGTCAAGCTTAATTCTTCTACAACCATTTTAATAGCAGGATCTATAAGATGTGAAGACATAGGATAGTTACTATCCCAATCATAACATGTATTACCTTCACAATCATCATGATTAGCTAAATCATTTGGTTGTTCAAAGATACCACTTACTGAAATACTTTCAGTATATGGAGCATCAATTATATAAATGTAACTATTAAATAAAGTAGCAAATGGTCTTTTGAATCTAGTATACGTAGCGTACGGTACTCTTGAATAAGGAATAAACTCATAGCCAAATCCACCAAAAGCTGTAGGAGTTATAGCTGTAATTAAATCTTTATTCTTTCCTTCAATAGGTTTAGGCAACTGTTGTATAGTTTTATAAACTCTACAATCCATTTGAAAGTTAGGATCAAAGCCTGTATCTACAGATTCTAATCCTAAACATTTAATAGTCTGCACATTATTGTCAGATAAAGATTGACCTTTATTAATTTGTTGTCTTAATAAAGTTGCACGTGCTGCGTCAAGAAGAAAGGCTACTTGTCTATCTGAGATTTTATCATCATCAGAAATTAATCCTGCTCTTATTATTGACTTTACCGTGTATATTAGTTCCCTTTGGGTTGCCATGATTTACTTTTTTATTGTTACTTTTTTTCTTTAGTTGAGGTAACTCAGGTAGAGTTTTTTCTATTTCTAAGTCATCATCTTCTGGTATATCCTCAACCCAATGTGCAGATTTTGGCTTTACCTTTTTCATATTAGTCGAATATATTAACTTGAAAATATCCTTCTAATCCTTTTTCTTTATTCCAAAGATACGCCTGAGCAGCTTTCATGTGGGAGTATCCCATCATTTTATGCCAGTCATCAGTGATACAAATGCTAGGAAGAAATCTAGTTTTTATACCACAAAACTCATTCAGCATTTCCTTATGAAAATGTCCTAAATGAGCTTCTCTGTATTTAGTACGAGCAAACATCTCTGGTTGTTCAGTAGCCATAATTAACGGAAGATTAGCAGTTTTCTCTTTATCTCCATGTGTAAACATAAGCATATTTACACCATATTCAAAATATTTTCTGTACTCACCTGAGTTATTTACAGACACATTCTTATTGCCTTTGAAATATGCAGCTAATACTTCACCTGCATAAAACATTCTTTCCATATCATGATTACCTGGAACCACAATAACATCTACTTTATAAGTGCTAGAAAGTACTTGAACTAAGGCAGTCATTGTAGTCCAATAATGTCTAAATGAAGCTTGCCAATCTACAGAGTCTTCTTGAGGAGTACCACCTGTAGTAGTCTTTCTTTTACCTTCAGAATTCATACCATCATTTCCAACAGGAAGTAGTATTCTTTCTACACCAAATCTTTCAGCTTTTTCTAAAAGATTAAACACACATTCTAAGAACCTTGTTGATAGTTCTTCTACATCACCTTTACCAAAATGCAAATCAGGTAAGCTTATTTCTAGACAAACATCACCTGACTCTACTACTTTGTTATTTATTGTTTGTAAACTTCCTAGCAAAGATAACTCATCTAAAAACTTCTTTTTAAATTCTCCCCACTGTTCTTCAAAGTTTACATCAAACTGCAATGATTCTCTCCACGAGCCATCATATACTTGCCACATTTTGCCCCTTACTAAACTACCTTTGTAGCCTTCAGGAGTATTTACTTCTTGTTGAGCTTTATACTCTTTTACTATACGAGCTCTTACAAATCTTTGTCTAACCCCATTAGCTACATTAATATTTACATTAAATATTTCTACTATTTCTTTATTTGTAGTATCAGGGTTTTTTTCTAGATAGGCTCTAATTTTATTGTTTATGTCTTCAGACATACGTTAAGGTTTTATATAACCTCTTCGTCTGGATTATCTACTCTGTTTGTATCTAGATAAGTAGAGGAATAAACGCTGTTAAAACTACTCATTCCGAATCTACCTTTAAACAACTCTACTATGTTTTCTGCTGTTAAGAAACCTAAGCCTAATAATACGATTGTAGCATAGATAATAACATACTCTTTTTGTATAGGCATTCCACTAATTAAATGTACTATAAATCCTATATTAAATAAGACGAATGCAGCAAACACAGTAAGCTTTCTTGCGGATACCTTTCCTTTTCTTTCAAAGGAGCGTATTAACCACACTAAGAAATTATTCATGGTGTGAAATATAATTGAGATTCAATTTGTCGCCTCTTAATTAAACCATTAATAACTTTTCCTCCACCTCTAACCCACTTCATAAATTGAGCAGCTATTTCAGGATTATTAGGGTCTTTATTTATTAGACGTAGTAATGTAGATTTTCTAAAGTTTGTTACTCCTACATTATAAGCAAAGCTTGTTAATGCATCAAATTGATTCTGAGTTATATGTGGAATAACTAAACTTGTTACAGCTTTTTCGTAAGTATGAACCATGTTACTTAAAAGTTGCTCTGCCCA